CCGCTGAGCGTTGGCGAGCGTGTTCGTGATGGCCTTCCCACCCCGCGCAGTACCGTCGGGCCGCTGGGTGTATTGCTTGCGCTTGACGCGGACGAGATAACGCTCGCCCTTCCCGTCTGTCGGTGCCTTGCCTCGGCTTGCAATCAGGCTGCCGAGCAGAAGCCCGGTCGATTCCTTTTTCCCGCTGGCGGTGGCGTTGGTGACGGCAGCCCGCAGCCGGACCTTCTCCTCATTCAAGATCACCAGGGCACCTTTGCGGAGTGCAGCCTTCACCGGGCCGCCGCGCTTGGATACGACTTCGGCCGGGAGGCTTTGCAGCGTCGCCAGCACGCCGTCGATCCCGGTCACATGCAGTGCGATGGTAAATGCGGCCATTTGTACCTCTTGAACGCAAAGCTGTATATCGACTCACGACCCGCCTGAATCTCGAAATCGCTTTGCTCGAGCAGAAGGAATCCGTGCCAATCCATCCAGGACGCGAACCCCTCCTGCGTCCAGTAGGTCAGATGCTCGCCGGGCCTGTAGTGCTTCGACGCCCGGATCGCAGTGAGCGCATAGACGATCGGCAGGCTGACGAACAGAAACCGGTGAAGCCCGATCTGCTGCAGGTAGAGCTGCGGGTCGTCGCAGTGCTCGATCACATCCCACATCGTCACCGCGCCGAACCCTGCGATCTTTTCGACCCACAGATCATTGCGCTTCAGCCATTCGATCCCGGCAGGGTTCACATCATGGCCGAAGGTGTTCCCTCTGGTCTTGATGAACTCACCGGATCCGATGCCAACGTCAACGACCCTGCCGGCGTAGTGCTTGGCGACGAAAGCAACGCGACCGGCATTGATCTTGTTGGCGATCTCCTGCCCTTCATACCCAGCGCACTTGTCGTAATAGGCGGCGTCGTAAGAGATCAGATTCGTCCGGTCGGCCTGGTATGCAATTCCATGGTCATTGCAGAGGATCAGATCGTCGTCGAGATGCCCGGGCAATCCTTCGATGAAGCGGTCCATCAGAGGAGCGCCATCTGCGGCGGAGCGAACCCGACCACCGCGAACGACCACGCCATGTCGCGCTCACTGTGAATCACGTTCTCGAACCCTAGATCACTGACGATCTCGGCCATTTGGGAAGGTGTCCACGAGTGAAGATGCTTGCGACAGTTTTGCGGTTTCCAGTACGTCATGTCCGGATGAGGCAAGTACAGGAACAGCACCCCGCCAGGGCGCAGCCGCGTCTTCCAGTGTTCCAGAGCAGCGATAGGGTTCGGCAGATGTTCGAGGCAGTGACTGCTGAAAACATAGTCGAACGGCCCGTGAGGCAATTCCAGCGCGTCGAGTTGCCCGCTTCTGTCGTGCGGGGTTGCGCCTGGCAGCGGCCACTTCCCGGCCCCAACGTCGAGCCCGTTGCCTTGGCAGAAGTGAGCCGCGGTCGCCGCGATGTGCTGGCAGGCATTCCCCGTCTTGAGGTAGTCCGGGAACAGAACGCCCTTGTACTCGTAGATCATCGCCCGTCCCACAGCGCGAGCCCTGCGCCGCCGTAGGTCACTTGCTGATACGGCAATTGATTCACCAAGCGCCAGACAGGATCTTGGAACGGCCAGACCTCATGAAAGAGGAGGTGCCGGCAGTGCTTCGTCAGTTCCCAATCGCTTTCCGTGTCGTTCGCGTGGTCGCCATCGAGGTAGGCGAAGTCGAATTCCAGCCGCTTGGCGACTTGCGCCTTGTGGTCGTTGTCCCGGATGTCGACGCACTTCACGTTCGTGATCCCCAGATGCGAGAGGATCTCGTGCTTCAGTTCGTTGTGGGCGATATCCACGGTCACAACTTGATCGAAGAATCGGGACAGGACCGCGGCGGTGAGACCATTCCAAGTTCCGATCTCGAAACAGGTTCCGCCGCGGACTTCGCATTGCCGAAGGAATCGGGCGAGCCCATGGAAGACGCTGGATCGCCGGAAAGGCGAGCCGCCAAACTTCTGATAGACCTTGAGAAGCGCCTCGTCACCGAGCAGCATTTGCATTCGGTCGCCGAGCTGCTTCTCCATCTGCTCTGTCCAGAATTGAAGCATCAAGCCGCCATGATCTCCGTGAGTTTCTTGTCCATCGTGATCCCGTCGCCGTGTTCCTTCAGCCATTCGCGCTCGCGTTCCGGAGCATGGCCGATCGGATCGTTCGGGTTTCCGGGTCGCCAGGGTTCATTGACGTTGTGGATTCGCGAGGCGAAGAAGTCGAACCCGGTCATGTAGATCGAGGCAGGACCGTGATTGCGGACCTCGAGCAAGGCCGAGAATCCCGTGCTTGGGATGTGCTGGCCGAGCATCGTGAACACGTCGAGGAATTCCCCGAGCGTTGGAACGTAGGTCGGGCAAAACCACCAGTCATTCCGCGTCTCGTAGATATAGCGGAAATCGACGCCGATCTCCTTGTTGTTCTTGCGGTGCCATTCCGAATCCATGAACTTCGCGTTCGGGCATTTGCAGAGGCAGAGGTGGACCCCGTCGCTTTCGAGCTCGGCCCGGTCCTTCTTGATCGACCCGCCGAAAAAGGAATAGAACACGTCGCACCGGTAGCCTTGCCTCACCCCTATCTTGTAGTTGTTGACCCGGACGACGACCTCGTGAGAATCGACGAAGCCGGGATCGTTGTCGAGTGCTCCCGGGCCGCTGCCGACGATGGCGACATGTTTCCCGTGGAACACTCGCCGAACGTCCTCAGCAGTGCAAAAGTGCTTCGACGGACTCATTGATGGTTTGGTCGTTCGCATCGTCCATTACGTAGCGTGAGGATGGCTTGTGCAGGATTTTCTTGGGTGTGATGGAAGAGATATAGGGTTGACCCGATCTAAGTCCTCGGCGAGACCAGACGAGCATCGCCGGCTTGTTCAACGACTCCGCCAGAGGAACCAGGAAAGAGACGTAGCCGAGGAAGGCATCCGCGGCAGTAGCGACGTCGATCAGGTCCGTGACCGAGGTTTGATTGGCGAGGTCAAGATCGACCCCGCGGAACTCGTGCAGGGATTTCCCGGACCCGATCTGCACGATGAAGAATCGATCCTGCAACCGATCGATGATCGTCTGGATCACCGAGCAGTCCGGCAACAGCTCGGCTCCGAATCCGTCCTTTCGGCCCATCGGCGCCCGCGGGAGCTGCACGCAGAGAACCCTGCGTTTGCTTCTCAGGTAATCGACCAGGGCGAGATTCAGCGGGTCCCAATCCAGCCGGAGATCGACCCGTTCCTTGATCCCGGCAGTGAGGCAGCAGTCCTCGAATTGCGTTGTCTGCGTGAACCGTTTCCGGCTCGGGTAGTGGGCGACGATCTGGACGCCTGCCCGACTGAAAGGAACGACCTTTGCCCTGTCGCCTAGCGGTCTGAAAACATCAGGCCAGGCCGAATGGACCCGGAGCGATTCGCCTTTTTCGATCAGATGACGGGCGACGCTTTGAACGTACAGAGCATCCCCGAGGCCCATGCCGCCGCGGATGGAACGCCTCACAAGGCCGCCTGGAGATCGATCCGAGGGAAGCACCGGAGCGCAGTCTCCCGAGTCGCGTTGACTACCTTTCCTTCAGCGTGCTTGGCGATGTGGTCGAAATGCTTCGGCCACCGTTTCAGGGAATGCGCATTGCCGCATCCCTTCGGGTGATCCCCGTGCCAGTGTTTCTTGCCCCCGGTCTCCTGGCAGTCATAGCCGAGAAGGATCACCTTCTCTGGCTTCCCGGCGAGTGCCAATTGAATCGCGGCCGCTCCCGAATTCAGCGCGTTCGGCTTCCATGCGCACGGAAACAGTGACTCCGCTCCGTAGGCTTTGGCCGCGTGAGATGTGGACATCAGCCGCCCGGTGCAAACCGACTTCACTTCCTTGTGATGGTGCTCCCACCATGCCTTGTCCATCCCGAACACCACATCGGCCCACGGCGCGATCCGAAAGGTCGTGTTTGTCACGATGGTCGGATGCCCGGAGGCCTTGACCCGCTCGCAATCCTCGGCCGTGAGGCTAGGCCCGGAAGCGATGCAAACGACAGTGCGGCCGCTCCAATCTGGCCGCTCGGCAACTATCACCCGCCCTGACTCACGCCCGAGGACGCGAGCAGCGTCACGAATCGAATCCGGCTGTCGGGGTCTAGGATCACCGCCTCGATGTTGTAAATGGTCGTCGGCGAATTCACCCGTGGGTCCTGATACCACGCCCGCATCGTCGGGCTGAATCCGGGTCGGTACCGGAGCTTGATCCGGGTCGAGACCTTCGACTGCACCGCCTGAGCTGCGATCAGTTCACGCCCTGACAAGGCAGTGACCTCGCACGGCATCCGCGGGCTCGCATCGAAGGCAGGAATCCAGTCCTCCACCATCGCCCCATCAGAATCGAGCTCCGAAGTCTTGTCTTCGAAGGTCAGCCAATGCCGAAGGCGCCCGGCTTGCATCAGCCGAATCCGATCCGGACGATCTTCGGCTCGAGCAAGGTCTGGAAGCCGTGCGGGATTGTCGAGAGCGCCTTCTCCACCGAGTTTTCGCGGTTCTCGAAGAAGTGCCCGACGAGCAGGAGCAGGGCTTGTCGGATCGAGGCCGGAAGCGTTTGCGCCCCGTCGTAATCGGTGTCGAAATAGGAGTCGGTCCGGTAGCCGGCGCGGAATCTGATCCGGATCGCGTTCGTCGAGGAGGTCATGGAAGGCCAGGAAGTGACTGGCAACAGACGAGGCGGCTGGCTGAAATCGTCCACGATGTAGTCATCGCCAAGGTCGAATTCGCCGTCACTGCTGCCACCTTCCGGCGCGAAGAAACTCTCGACGGAGATAAACGGAGAACGCGGCAGTTTGATGCCGTTGCGGTGATGGTGCGGCGCGCATCCTGGCCACGACTGCGGGAAGTTGTCGAGCGCAATCTCCCAAGTCCGCAGTGCGATCGATAGTCCGGTGACGTCCTCGGCGTGCTCGATCGCGGCTTCCAGATAGCCTAGGAGGTCGTTGTCGTCCGGGTTCGATTCGACCAGATCGCTGTCGATATCGGTGATGACGACATTGCACTGCGAGCGCAGGGTCTCGATGGGAATCATCGGGCCGTCGACGCTCTCGATGAGTTTCGGTCCCTTCTGGCGATGCTGGTGATGGCGGTGCCATTCGTGCCACCAGGGACCATATGAGTAGTAGCTCATCGCCGGCCACTCTTGACGCTCAAGCGCCAATCATCGCCCTGAGGCGCGTTAGTCGTCTCGGTCTTGGCAATGAACATCGAGCCGCCGTAAGTGACGCAATCGCCCTTCTGGTATTCCTGGCCGAGCCGGAAGACGCCGCGATCGATGATGACATCGAGCTTCAGTTCCCGCGTGACCTCGTGACCTCCACCGGTGAACTTCAGGACCAAGATTCGGCCGCCGTCCTTCGATTCGAGGTTGATGTCATCGAGGCTGAACCCGTCCCGAGGCTTGGGAAGCAGGGACACTTCGCGCCGGATCATGGCGAGCATGATTTCTGGATCGGCGTCCTTGCCGGGCTCGGCCGGAGGCAGAAGGGCAAGCTGCCGAACGATCAGGGCGCGGACCTCTTCGAAGTCTATCGACTTCCCGTCCTCGCCACGGTCTCCGTCCTCGCCGCGATCGCCCTTCTCGGGCTTCGGGGCGAGCTCGAGCATCTTCGCGACGATGGCAGGACCGGCCGTTTCCATCGCCTTCTGAATCAGGCCGGGGAGCATTTCGCCGACGGTCTTGGAGACCAGTTCGGCGACCAGAGCGGGATCGGCGTCTTGCCCCTTCTCGCCCGGCTCGCCTCTGTCGCCGCGTTCTCCATCTGCGCCGCGTTCGCCTTTCTCACCGTCGCTACCGGGCTCGCCGCTACCGCCTCGCTCGCCAGGCTCGCCTGGATCGCCCTTGGCGCCTGGTTCACCGGTGTCGCCATCCTTGCCGGGCTCGCCGGGCTCGCCGTCGACGCCATTCTTCGGCGCCGGCAGTTCGTCCATGGCCTTGAGCACGCGGGCCATGACATCGGCCTTGATCGCTTCGGCGTCGGCGTTTTTGCCAGGTTCGCCGTCCTTGGGCTTGGGCAATTGCTCGACCGCGCGCGCGGCCGCCGCGCCGATCTCCGCGAACAATTGCGTCACGTCGACCGACTTGCCGTCTTGCGGCTTCGGCACCGTTTCCATCGCCCGGCGGACGGCGAGCTCGATCTCTGTCGGAGCGCCCTTTTCGAGTGCTTCGACCCGATCGACCAGAGGCCGCAATGACCGCTTGATCGCGGCGAACACGTCATCTTTGATGGCCAATAGAGCTTCGTTCATCGTTCGACCTCAAAGACGCGGAGTGCCGCGGCGATGATGAGCATGATTTCCCTATCCTCTTGCGCCGCTTGATCGAACCTCAGTCCGGTCCGCGGCAGATATTGACCGCCACCGCCGCCGATCATTGGAGGCGGAACGACGACGACACCAGCTCCGGCAGAAGCGCCGCCCAGCCACGGGGCCAGCATCGAGCGAATACCACGCGGCCGCAGCGGTGTGCTGGCGCCGCCGAGCCATGGCGCGAGCAGGCTGCGGTTTCCCGCGGCCGTCATCGGGCTAGACGGGGTCTGCGCCCGTGATGACGTCGCCGGTCGGGGCGGTATCGAGCGGCGCCGTCCAAGCGACAGAGGTGTCATCTTCCTTGTAGACCGTGTGCGTCGCTCCGGCCGTGCTCCACCGGTTGCGGAGCGCCCGGATCGCGTTCAGGAGCGTCCGGTCGTTGGTGTCGCTGACCGATGCCATGTCTCGATTCAGCACGGCATCCGCGTTGTCAGTCGCGCTCGGCACGCTGGAGACTTGGGCATCGAGGAAGTCGCCGATGATCTGCCCCGCCGTCCCGGCGCCATAGGCGCCCGGGAGCGCCGTGCCCCAAGGGTCGCCGCCAGTGCCGGCAGAGGCTAGAGCCTCGCCGGTCGAGCCGGAGACCGCGTGCCCGGAAAGGTCCTCGTCCCACACCGCATCTGAGATCGCCGCTGCGGTCGGGATCGAAAGGCTGGAAATCGCAGTGCCGACGACGCCGAACGCGGTCGCGATGTCCGAAGCGTCCGCCGGGTCCGACGGCAGGTTGTCCGTCTTCAGCTTCACGGCATCGTCCACCGACTTGACCGCCGCGATATCGGCCGAGACCGAGGCGCCGGCAGGAGCACCGAGCCGGGCGAAGGCGTCGCCGGTCATCGCCGGGGCGGTGGCGCCCTTCCAGTCGATAACGTTGGCGTCGATCTGGTTCGTGACCGTGAACGCCAGTTTGTCGGTCTGCGTCTTGATCGCGCCCACATCCGAAGCCGTTAGTCCGGTGACGCTACCGACAGCGCCCGTCACACTGCCAACCGCGCCAACCACGCTTCCGACCGAGCCGGTCACGTTGCCGCCGACATTCCCAGTCACCGAAGCGACTGCTGACGCTGCTACAGCAGTTCCGATCGAGGTCTTCATCGTCGCGGTGAAATCACCCGCTGTCGGTGCATTGGTCAGGTTCGTCGCCGTCGCAACAAGGGTCAACGCGTCCATCGTGGATGCTGGTGTGGCGATGTTGAAGAACTTCTTGAACGCCGCCGCGATCTGCCCTGCGGACTCGGTGAGCGCGGTGCCGAGAATCTGCGCGAGGTTCGCCTTGACGACGCCCGCCGTGAAGTCGAGCTGCCCCGTGCCGGTGCCGGTGCTGAGGAGGACGCTCGCGCCGATATCCCGCGCCGTCTGCGCGGCGGCACTGCCGCTCGGCCCCATCTTGACCGAGGTCGAATCAGCCAGCCCGGCGGCGTCGATCACGAGGGTCGTGAATCGGTTCGGCGTCGTAAAGATCAGCATCCCGACGACGACGATGCCAGCGGTCGAGCTTTTGCCGCTGAACAGCAGCGCGTCGCCGTCGGTCTCGCCCTGCGCGACATCGAACAGGTACCAGCCTTTCGCGTTCGTCGCGTCCTGCTCGGTCGCCGAGGAGTCGGCGAGCACCGTGGTCGTGCCGTAGTCCTTGGCGACATACGCGGTGATGTTGGCCGCGTCGCCGGACTTCGGCAGCGAGGTCGCGGTGTCGAATGCGAAGACAGCGATCTTGGTCGCCACGTTCCTGAACATCAGTATGGCCCCCCGATCATCTGTTCGTAGTACCAGGGCGATGGCGGCGCGATGTTCAGCTCGGCAACGAGGGACCCGAACGCCGAAGCAGAGGACGAGCCCCAGGTGATCGTCGTGGCCGTGATGCCCGAGTTGGCGCGCACCACCTCGATCCCGGTCGGCGGCGTGTTATAGCCGTCGTCGAGGACCTCGGTGAACCCCGTCGGCTCCGTCATGGTCGCCGGGTTCGCGGCATTGAACACCGCCCCGACGACGCCGTTCGCAGTCAGCACGGCAGCGGGGAACGTCGGCGCTGGAGCGCTGCCAGTGCCACTGACGACCGCCATTTGCCTGATCGCGGCGTGCCCAGCCCGCTTCATCCCGGTCACCTCCAGGACGACGAGGCCGCCGCCGGTCGTAGCGCCCTGCGCGTGGGTGACCGTGTGCAGGACAGCGCCGGCCGTGAGCTGGTCGCGGACCCACAGTTGCATCAGGTCCGCGGTAATGTTCTTGGTCACGTCGGCGGCTCGCGTATACGTGCCGCCCTGATCGTCGGTCGGCGGCGTCGAGGTGATGAGCCCGGTCTGCACACTCACTATCAACAGCAACGAGCCGACGCCAGGCGTTCCCGCGTTCGTCTTCGTCCCGGTTAGCGTGTTGAAGGTCTGCGCCGCGAGGCGCGTGATCGTGAGCGCCACTAGATTCCCATCGGGGTGGCGATTACCTGGGCGATCAGGCCGCTTTGGTCCCGGATGACCTGGAAGCGGTACCCTGCGGGCTTTGGGGCAGGAGTCCCATCCTTTCCCGGATTCCCATCCTTGCCTGGATCGCCTTTCTTGCCCGGCTCGCCTTTGAGCGAAGCAAGCCAGACAGACTCGGAGCCGACGAAGCCATTCGCGACGGCCACCTGATAGGCACTGAGCCCGTCGTCCCCCTTGTCGCCCTTGATCGAATCGCCAGCTTTGCCTTTAAGGCTCTTGAGCCAATCGGCCTTGGTGCCGCGAAAACCATTCTCGACCGCGACCTCATAGGCCGAAAGTCCGGGAAGGCTAGCCACACACCGACTCCGAGTCGAGTTCTCGAATAAGCATCTCTGCAAAGCGTTTCGCGCCTTCAAGTTCGGCGTCCGGCCGTGGCTCGGTGCGCTTGTCGAGTTCGATGAGGCGCGTTTCGACTTGCCTGTGGATCGACCCGACTTGCTCGAGCAGGTTCGCGCTGAAGTCTTCGAGCATCTTCGCGGCGTTGGGGTCGGCTATCGCTGCCGGGCCTTCCGGTGATGGCGTCGGATTGGATGTAGGTTTGTCGATCACGAACGGATTCGGGAGGTTGTCCCGCTTCGCCAGCGCGGCGAGCGAATAATTCTGCTGCTGGAGGTACGCCGTATCTCCACCCGGGATCGGGGCGAGATTGAGACGCTTCCGCGCTTCGTCGATCTTGGTGATGCCCGCGCCGGCTTGCTTGGACAGGACCTCGGTCAACCCGGCTTCGTCCATCCGAAGCAATGCGTCCTTGTCGAGTTCGGTTCCGTAGACGTGCCCCGGAACATCCGGAAGACCGAGCCCATCATCGAGCAGGTTCTCCACCGCTTCCATCAGCGTTTGGAGGCAGTCGTCGTAATAGATTTGATTCAGGACGAGCGCATTCTGGTAGACCGGCATCGCGCCGATCCCGACCTTGTACGGAGGGACGTGGAGGGTCGAGCACACCATCTCTGCACTCGCCTTGAGCTGCTCGGTGAGTTGCGACTCCTGCGCGTTTTGGGTGATGGGCGAATAGACCAATCCATTGCCGAGAATCGCCGTCTTGCCTTGATTCCCGTGGCCATAGTTCTTCTGCCATTCCTCGCTGTACTGCTTGGCGAGATCTTGGGTCAACATGCCAGGGGCGGTGAGGACACCGGCCGGCACGCTCTTGTTCATGAAGAACGCCGCGGACATTTCCTGAATTTTGATGCCGTGCGACGCGGCAAGGCCGGAGGCATAGACAGCCGAGATTCCGACTAGCGGATGGAACAGGCAATTGGTCCGATCGTGAATGATCTCTTCGGCCGGCACGATGACGATGCCGTATTCCTGCCCGGGGATCCGAGCGAGTCGATCCTGGCCGAGCTCGTAGTAGATCAGACCGTTCTCTGCAACCAGTGGCCGGCACCGGCACGGGTCGAGGACGTGAAGATCGGTGACGATCCCGCGCTTGTCGCGTTCCTTGAGGATGTAGGTGTTGCCCTGCGGCCCGATCTTCGAATGAATCCAGCACTCGACGAACTGTTGCCACGTCTGGTAGTTGTTCGGCTTGCGAAGGACCGGGCTGAAAGCCGGGACAGTCACTTCGGTCCAGATGCCGTCTCCGTCTCTTTCGACGAGCTTCGCCCGCATCTTGCCGATGTCGTTGGCGATCAGAGTCGCGCAGGACCACCAGGCCCAATTCGATTGAACCCGTTCCGGGGCGATCTGGATATCGCGCTGGAACCAGCCCATGTTCCCTTCGCCGTGGGAGTTGTAAACGCTCATCCACCCACCGCCACCGGGATAGGTCCCACCGCCATAGACCGGCTGTAACGTCTGCGCCTTGGCGCGCGTCACCTCGAAACCGAGAATGCGCATCAGTCTTCGGTCGCCGTCAGGTCGCGGCGCTGATACCGGCGCGTCGTTTTCACGGCAGGAGCATCAACGTTCTCGGCATCGGCCGGAGTGACGATCTTGCGGACGTAGGAGCGCGTCGGCGGAATGTAGGGAGGCGGAG